AGCTATCCCGCGCAAGCTGGGTTAACGCAAGACATGACTAAATGCAAACGATAACTTTGCTCCTGAGATGCGCTTAGCTGCGTAATCTGTGGGTTGGCCACTTACCTAGAAACAGAAAAGTGGTAACTTTTTATAAGCTGTTATATAAATAGAGATATAATTAAAGGAGAGCTATATGCCGCCAAGAAATCATAAGAAGTGGTTAGAGACACCGAGCATAGAATATATCTCTAGTGAATGCTATAACAACCAGCAGATCCATGACCAAGAGATGGAACAAATCTTTAGTAAGGTTTGGGTTCCAATGTGTCATAAATCTGAGATGCCCGAGCCAGGCAATTTTAGAACAACACAAATTGCAGGTGTCAACATTATTGCAATTAATAACGGTGATACAATTAAATCTTATCTAAATACAGGTAAGTTTAATACACCTTCAGGAACAATGTCACGAGTAGAATTTTTAATGGATGACTATACTCCGCTATATACAGAAGTAAAACACGGAGGTATGGTATGGACTACCTTAAATAAAAATCCTACACAAAGTGTTGAAGAATGGACAGCAGGAGCATTTGACTGTATTGCAGATGCTATTGACACTGAAGAGATGGAGGTCTTTCATTATCATAAAGCAGTTATAGACACTAACTATAAATTGTGGCATGATACTAATAGCGAATTCTATCATGACTTTATGCACTATTTTAATCGTGTGTCAGGATTCAACGACGCTTACTTTGCGCGTAAGAACATCCCATTTGACAATGGTCACGTTAATGTAAGTAGTTTTACTGTAAACTATACAGAATATGAAGGTTTTGAAGATAGAGGCGAATTATCTTTCCCTAACCTGCCACCCAACCAGTGGTACATGGTTGACCTGTTCCCAGGTTTCAACTTCAACCTGAGAGGCAGTGCATACCGCAGTGATTCTGTCACACCACTTGGTCCAAACAAAGTATTGATTGAGTTCCGTGGCTACGGTTTGAAGAAAGACACTAAGGAAGAAAGACTTACTCGTATCAACCATCATAATTCTATCTGGGGTCCGTTTGGACGTAACCTGCATGAAGATCTGATTGGTGTTGCTGGTCAAGGTACAACAATGCGTGAAGGTACAGAGGCAAGACGTATTTTACATGGTCGCCACGAGAATGGAACTATCCATGATGAGGTTGGTATGAGACATTACTATGCTGCATGGGGTGATATGTTGGACGTAGATCCGATGAGACCCAGGTTGAAGCATGCTTCTTAAAACGCTAGTGCTATGGTACATAGTGTATCTACCATTAGCAATTGTTGGAGCAACGTATGGATTACATAGATATTGGGCCCACCAGCAAGGTCCTAGAAACACTGCATTTGAGTGGATATCACTTGTATGCAGTTTGTTTTTAGGAGTATATAAACCACTAGGATGGATAGGTATCCATAGACTTCATCATAAGTATAGTGATTCCGAAAAAGATCCACACTGTCCCAAATTCAAAGGTTGGAAAGTTTTAGTGTCAGATTGGTCAGATACTAAAGTACCTTTATTTATTGTAAGGGATATTGTTGCAAACCCCAGAATCCGTTTTTTTCAAAAGTATGGAAAATATCTTATTTGGCCAATAATTGTGTGTTGTCCATTGACAATATTATATGGTTACATAGGTATAGGTGTTTTGAATTATTTTGGTCATTCTACTAATGGCCCTCAGAATAAATGGTATATAAATATATTTGCTCCATTTGAAGGTAATCATTATGACCATCACTCACATTGATTTGGAATTTGATGACACTAAACTTTTAGAAGAAAGTCAGCAACTTACATTCAAGAGGATTTCTGTACACGCATGTGATTATGAAGCTGACTCATCAGGTTTAGTACATATGAGTACAGGAAGTATATCACTTCTTGATGAAGAGGTCTCATACTTTGAAAAGACTTTAGATCTAACTCATGGTTATTGTTATGATGTGGCTCAACAAGTATGTGACTTGTTTAGTGTAAAAGAATGGAGAGTTAAAGTTCTTCGATATTCACCAGGAGATAGAATTTTCAGTCACCTAGATAATAAAAGTTTGAATCCGTGCGCTATCAATCATTTATTCGGAGGATCTGCTCCCATTATTTTTAATCAAACAGAAGTTGTTGAATATAAGACAGCCATAATTGATATATCTAATGTGTTCCATAAAGTAGTTAATACTAGCGATGAAGTACGATATACACTGAAAATTATTCCTATGGATAAAAGTTATGAAGAACTTAAACAAATTGCCAAATCTATTGGAGTTTCAATGGCCGTGGAGTAAAGACATACATCACGCGTACAGTGAAATCTATAAAGATATATTACAATCTGGCTATAAACATCCTCACAATATGAATCACACCGATGTTAATATTCATCCTTCACAAATAACTGAAGATGGATACTATCGATATGTTCATGGTAACGAAGAAGAGTTTTGGTATGTAAAAGAAGGAGTGTCTAATCATAAAACGTCATTTTTGTTAAGTGACACTAGGCCTAAAGTTTCATATCCATATAGCAATACAGATCTAAAAAAGATAACTTCTGATGCTGCCGAACTTATTAGAGAAGAATGTAAAAAACTTTGTTTATTTTATGACATCCATGATTACAATTTAAGATTAATAACTTTGAAACAAAATGAATATTTGTCATGGCATAAAGATAGTATCAATACAAAGGCAGCAATAAACTACAATTTTGGTAGCCAAGCGACAGTTGACTTTATTTCAAATTCATATACATATAAAACAGCGCTATTAAATATACAAGAGTATCATGCTGTGGTAAATAATGATACCCAAGACAGAATTACATTAAAAATAACTAGTAGAGATGTAGAATATAATGAGCTTTATGAAAGAATCTCCAGTTAACGAATTTAATTTTGATTTAGATATATCTGGTATGTTATCAGAATTCAATAGAAGAAAAAATCAAAGTAAGCGTCTACTCAAAAAAGGTGATGGCAGAGAATTAGCTAATGAAGAAGACGCTGATCACAAAGGTTGGATTTTGGATTTATACGATGGTTATGTTTATGACGAATGTTCAAGACTGTGTGCTGCATTGGGAATAAAAGACTATAAAGTAAGAATAATGTCTTATAGTTCGGAAGATTATCTGGACTGGCACGTAGATCCATTTCCTAATACAACAAGAATTAATATTCTTTTAACGGATCCTTTTCCCACTGTATTTGAAGATAAAGAATATAAATATAAAATTGCAATTGTTGATGCTACCAGAAAAAAACACAAGTTTGATAATACTGGAAAGCCACCTAGAGCTATTGTTAGGATCCAAATAAACGATTTTACATACGACAAATTATGTGACCACTTAAATGATATTAATATCAAAACATTATACTGACGATGCAAAATACCTTTACAGGATAGCGGAAGAACGAGGATTTATAAACTACTCTATTCAAAATATTCCCAATGATGTTTATTGTGTGGCTGTTGCATATCATAATGAAACTCCTATAGCTGTATCATCAGCATATGAACGAGATATGTTTAACAATATGTGTAGAGTACAAAATCGTTACTACTGTAATCTAAAATATAGCAACTTGAAGGGGTTTGGTAAAGGTATAAGACCATTTGCTGTTACAATGATTGATCATCAAATCCAATTTATACAAAAATATGGATTCGATGGATACTTTATTTCTATGGAAAGATCACGTAAAGCAATGGCTTCTTTAATTGATTCTATCAATATACAATCACGGCACCAATGGCATTTTACAGGTCACAACTATAGAGTTGCAACTGGAAACGGTGGTGTGCAACAAATACTGTGGACAGGGAATCTTAAACTTGACGAAGAAACGTAACATTCTTCTTGGAACAATATCGGTAAGGAATCAAAAATTTGTTCCTTATCCTGTTGGATGCCTTATATCACACTGCCAAAAAAATGATATAATAAACAAAAAGTTCAACTTCTTAGAACCATTATATCATTTTGATCAAGCCAAAACTTATGATTTTACAAATGTTGATATCTTAGGTCTTACAAACTACATATGGAACCAGTTGTTCAATGATAAAATCTCAAAGATTTTTAAAGAACAAAACCCTTCTGGACTTGTAATATATGGAGGACCTAATGTACCTGAAACTATGGACTTCTCTCAAGAATATATGATGGACCGAGAAGAGGTGGTTGACGTAGCTTTTCCTGGACCATCAGAAAAAACTTTTGAAGATTTTCTATTAAACCTTGACAGCAAACAATTGCATGAACACGAATTTACAATCGGACTAGGTTGGCACAATTACTCATCTAGTAGAAAGGCTTATGCTGTTCCTGATTTAATGCCTACTCCCTACACAGATGGCATCTTTGAAAAAATCATTGAAAAAGAAAAGGGCAATTTAGCTGGTGTTATCGAATCAAATAGAGGATGTCCTTACCAGTGTGCATTTTGTGACTGGGGAGCTATGACCAGAGCCAAAGTACAGAAGTTTGATCAACAAGATGTATTCAAAACAATTGAATACATTGCTGATAAAAAAATGAAATGGATTGTTTTAGGAGATGCAAACACCGGCATGTTACCTGAAGATGTAGAACTAGTGAAAAAAGTTATTGACGAAAAAAGAAACAAGCATCCAAACATGATATTTACGTTTGCCGGTTTAGCTAAGAATCCTAAGAAACATGCCTTTGAAGTTGTGAAATTACTTTCTGATGATGATGCAAACGCAAATAAATTAAATAATGTGTATAAGAGTTTTAGAGTAGGGATTCAGTCTCACCATCCCGAAACCTTAAATGCAGTTAGTAGACACAACATTAAGCCAGAAGAACTTATAAAGATGGCCGCTTCAACTGGGTCTATATTATCTTCAGAGCTCATTACTGGATTACCAGGAGAAAAAGTAGACAACTGGTTTTATACACTAGAAAAAGAATTTGAGTATAAGATGAGGCATTCAAAAATGTATCCTCTCCACACCTTGCATAATACTCAAATTTACAGTAAACAATATATGGAAGAACACGAAATAGAACTTGTACATCTTCATGTACCAGATGACCTTTATCTAGTGACAAGAAAAATGTATGAACCACACTTTTCAGGTAAATTAGCACTTGAAGGTTTGAAAGAAGTAAAAACCAAGTTTATAGGAGACAACTTCGATGAATTTGAATATTCACAAATACATCTTGTAAGATCATGCAAAAGTTTCTCAATGAAGGATTTAGAGGAAATGCATCAGATGGCGTGGTGGCATGATATTATGTATAATTCTAGGTTAGCTAGAGAGTGGATGTATACATCAAATATGTCATATCGTAAACAGTATGATAAATACAAAAATGTTATGGAACAAGGTAAAGCACCATTGTTTAAGAGAGTATCAGATAACTTATCTTATGTGTTTAACGATTCATTTGGAAAAAGGACTGACAATAGAATGAGAATTTTCACTGATAATATTGCTGCATCTCAATATCCTCATAACATTAAACCTCATGCTGCTGAGATATATTTAAATTTAGATCAAGCTATTGAAGAATTAAATGAGATATATGATGAAGTAGATTACAGAGATATTAAAGAATACGATGAAAGGAATTGTGCTCCTTTGTATTCTATGAATGCTATGTTGAGATCTCATGTCCATGATAATTAAAAGAAACGCCAAACAAAATCAAATTTATGATTACGGTAATTTAGTACAACAAGATCCAGGATCTCATATTGTAAGAATTTGTAGAACTCCAAGTGAAACAGACTTGGAGGTGACTCCAGCAATGCCATGGCACCATGATAAAGGATATTCAATAGATGTACATCATACTGTTGGTTTGTTTTGTGTAGAGGCAGATAATAACGCAGGTAGCTTATACATATGTGATATGCAAAAAGCATATCAAGAAGCACCACAATCTTTAATTAGAGAATGCCAAAACGTAACAGCGCTTCATTCAGCTAGTAAATATATCGATAATGGCTTTGTATATAAATTTAAAAATGAAAAAGAAAAGAGATTTGCAAAAAAATATGGTAGATGTGAAAGGCCACTAATATGGCAAAACTGTTTTTACTATAGTGAAGCGTATACTATGATTAATTTAAATCTTGAACAAAGAATACAAGAACATTGCTACCAAGAAAAATATATCTATAAACATGACTATAAACCAAATGACTTAATCATTTTTAATAACATTAGATATACTCATCGAAGAGATGCATCTACTGGCACTAAAACTCTTTTGAGATTTGCTTATGAATAAGTACTGGTTTTGCGACTTTTTTTCTAAACGAACAGTAGAGTTTTGTGGCTATACTGTAAAGAAAAGGGTTGAATTTACGGACGCAAAGTTTGCAAACTATCTAGAAGATTGTTATGCTAAACTAGATAGATCTAAATTCAAAAGTGATATTATTGATTTTAAGTATGAGCGAGTAGCAAATAATATTATTGATTATGAAATGCCTTTATTAAATCCCAAGGTGTTTGTAGGTTCTGATAAGAATCAAAATAAAAATATTGAGTTTGCTCAAGAGAAACATATTCTTCAGATCTACTATGATTTTATCGAGCCATGCGACAAAGGATACCCTATTCACTACGATTGTGCGTTAAAGAATTATTTTATCTTTGAAAATAATATTACATTTATTGACATGGATTCGTTTGCAATGAATGTCGATAGACAAGCATTAGGATTATTTTTTTGTTTACGTGTTTGGCAAAGACTTACAAAAAATAATGTAGAGATTGATTATTATGATCTGTATAACAAATTCGGTAAGCCAAAATTTGATGATTTCTATTATGATCATATTTACACTTTTGCAGGAATACGTCATAACAATTTTGTAAAAAAAGGATTAGAAGTAATTAAAAAATGCAGCCAATGAATATGTTATGTGTTAGTTTGCCTCGTTCTGCATCTACATTTACAGTAAGTCTTATAAAACAAAATCACAATTGTTATATTCAGTCTGAAGCCTTTAAACCCGTAAGGCCTAAGGAAAACGCAGAATATGTAAAACAATATAGTGATCATAGTATAACAACGTTCACAAAATTTGTTAGCATCGTGAACGTAAGACAAGCAGCTTATATCTTCAAACCTGTAGACCAAATGCTAAGGGAAAGCCATTCTTTTGCTATAACTCCTAGAGCAGATTATGTGGATCATTATCTAAGTCTATTAATAAATGTTTATTACGACTTGTTCAATCCTTTAACAGACGTGAAAATGTCATCAGTTTATTCAAGTGGAGCAGAAAAAAGAAACAAAGCTCTTAGCGAATTCTTTAATAATAAATCAATTGACTTAGATATTATAGATTCGTTAATGTATTCATTATCTCATAACGTAAATGTAATGACGCAGCTTATGAATTCGGTGCAGCTTTTTTCATACAATCAAGTAATAGAACAATCCAGCTGTTTTTTAGAATATATAAAATGTGATTCTCATACAGAAGCTTATAGATTTAAACAAACTCCATTAGAGGAAAAGAAGAGATTATTATCATCTAATGACTATAAAGCCTTGGTTAATACAATTCAAAAACATGTACACACATGGTATAAAGAAGATGGATCTGTGTATGAACTTCGATAAAACAAAATCGTTTTGGATAGGTAACGATCTAGATTACTACATTATACCTAAAAATGGATGTTCGTCGGTTAGACATATGATGCTGCAGACAATAAAAGACGTGCCTGATTTAAACGATTACTATGATAGTGATTACAATATCATTAATTTTAAAACAAAGTTGTTTCAGTATTATAACCCAGTAAGATCTAAAGCTGTTAAGTTTGCTGTGAAAAGAAATCCTATTGATAGATTTATATCTGCATATAGTGACATTGTATTATTTAGAAAAAAGGAAAATCTGTCGATTGAAGAAATATTACAAGGAAACTATAAAGACAAACATTTTAACACTCAAACATATTTTGCCGGTTCAGCTGACACATATGATCATATATTTGACGTCACTGAAATGAATAAAGTAGCTGAACTTATATCCGATTATACAAATATAAATATTCGAGTGCAGCACATTAGAAAAACAAAAAATAAGATAAGGTTACACCATTCTCAAATAAGAATGGTTGAAGAATTTTATAAAGAAGATTATAAAAATGGATGGCATTAAATCACCTTACATTACTGACACAGGCGTAAAGTTTAATGTTGATAAGTTGTTATCACTATACAAAACAGTTGAAAACACTTCTGGCTGTTTTTTAACACCTATACAATGTAGTGCTGGACATCAGAACACTCTTAATTTTGGTACTAAAAATTTTGGAAAAGTATCGGATAAGGATTGCACACATCTTCTATCACATTTTACAGGAACATATATTGAAGAAGTTATACACCAAGTTAATACTATATTTTCAGATTTTTTTGCATGCAGGGCTAGATTCATAACACTTAAATCAGTTGATGATTTGAGTGGACCATCAGCCCGTAGTTTTCATGTAGATCAGCAAAAAAACAGATTGCTGATTCCTATAATTGATAACGAACATTCGTATTTGATAATGGATAATAAACTAAATAAATTAGAACTTGGAAAGATGTATCTCTTAGACACTTCTGTGTTACACTCACCTGTTAATCTTCACAAAACTAGAGAAAGAGTTAATCTCGGTATAACATTATGGAGTAGATAATGGCTATAGTAGCACATAAAGACACTTTCAGAAGAGCAACATCTCTATTCCCATTTGTAGATTGGACCAACGCTAAAATTTTAGATTGGGGTGGGAATGACGGTAATTTGTTAAGAGCATCTGATGGATTGATCGATCCAAGCAACTATACCTGTTTAGATGTAGGACTTGATTCTATTGAAGAGGGCAGAAGAGAATTTCCTGATGCGACATGGATTCATTGGAATCGATGGAACACTTGCTACAATCCAGCTGGAGAAAAAAATTTACCGTACCCCAGTTTAGAAAAATATGATGTGGTGTTTTCGCAATCCGTTTACACACATATGAGTTTTGAAGAATTTTATGAAGCTCTAAACAAATTTGAAACTTATCTTGTTCCGGGAGGATATAGCTGTCATACATATGTTAGTACAACACGTAGTCAAATCTGGCTCAGAGACATTTTGTATAAGAAAAGAATTGAAAAGTATGGAACGTGTTATCAATATTATAATGGATTTGAATTCATAGAGGATTATTGCTATCTTATCGATAATCACGAACCAACAAACATCTTTCCAGATCACAAAACTAATCAATGTGTGACATTATATAATGATAATTTTTTGTTAAAACAATTTCCAGGAGCATTATTAACTCATGCAAAAGAACGATACCAATGCGGATTCAGTTTACAACACAAAACTTAAATTTGATAGTCAAAAGTTAATTGACATATGGAAAACACTTGACACGAGTAAAGATCAGTTATGTGTGACGTCTAAAGATGTTCTTGATGGGGTTGGATCTTTACAAAATAGTGGTAAGACAATGTACGACTATAAGGAGCTAAATCCTCTTTTTCATAACACATATCTTGAAGAAGTATTAAATATAGTCAACCATAAAGTGGGTCAAACATATCGTGTAAGATTTATGAACATGCAACCGCGGTCAGCATATCGACTACACAGTGATCAGGGTCTAAGATATCATATTCCGCTAATAACAGAAAAAGGTTGCTATTTTATTATAGATGATAATCTATATGAGATGCTAGAGATAGGATCATTATATGGTTTTGATGGTAGAAAGAAACACACAGCTATAAACGCTTCTAAAAATAATTCTCACAGATTACATCTTTTATTTACAACTGACTCAAAATAATGTATTGTCCTTTACCTTTTGTTCAATTTTCTACAACACCTGGAGGAGTGTACCAAGCATGCTGTATTGCTAAGTGGAATGGAATACATAACATGACAGTTGAAAACACTTCTATGTTAGAATTTTTTAACTCTGAATATATGAAGCAATTAAGACATGATATGATATTTGGACATACAGATCTTATAGAAGATACTTGCAGCAAATGTATAGAACAAGAAAGCATATCTGGCAAATCAAGAAGAACTGGTTTGAAAAACTACAATATTGATGATGATGTGATAAACAACGCCAAGTCTAAATCAGATCTTATACCAACAGATTTAGACAGTTTGAAAATTAAATTTTTTGGTAATCTCTGCAATCTAAAATGTAGAATGTGTTTTGCTAGCGCATCTTCTAAAATAGCTGCTGAGGAAGTTAAATATGGAGCTAAAAGAAAAGTTCTTGTGAATCCATGGAAGGATATGGATCAGGAAAAGTTCTTTAAAGAATTTAAGATTATTCTTCCAGCTGTAAAGAAACTTGAAATATTAGGAGGAGAACCTCTTATCAACTCAGACATACTAAAATTTGTAAAGTGGATTGTCGACAGTAATTTAAGCAAAGATCTTGTTCTTAATTTAACTACAAACTGTATGGAAATAAATTATGAACTGCTAAGTTATTTTAAGAGTTTCAAAGAGATTTTATTAACTGCATCTGTAGATGGCATAGAAGAAAAGGATGAGTATATAAGAACAGGAACTATATGGAAAGAAAAAATTGATAACATTAGAAACATGCAATCAATAGATAACGTAAAACTCAATTTTGGGGTAACGCTGCAACTTCTAAATATAGGCTATATTACAGATATATCCAATTTTATAAGAGATAACTTCAATACAGAGGTTTCGTTTGATGGATCCATTCTAACTAATCCTTCAAATCTTAAAGCAAGTAATCTACCATCCGACATAGCTTCTATATATCTTAACAAATATGAAAAAAATGATTTCGTATATAAAAACGAGTGTATAAAAATATTAAAGACTAAAGGTGATCATAACTTATTTTTATCTGGCATACAAAGATTAAAGGAATTGGACATGAGAAGAGGGACATGCTTAATAGATATTTTTCCTGAATTTGAAAGTTATTATGATGCTTGCTAAAAATTTAAAGTTGGAATTTGATGTAGAGAGGTTACTATTAGAATATGAAAATCTTTTACCTAATGAAAAATTTTATGGTGATGACAGAGGCTCATCACTTTATTGGAAAGTAATTAGGCATGAGGATATGTCTTCCGAATACTGTAAGAATCTGGCTAAGAATATAAAACACAAATACAATATTGAAGGACGAGTTGATGCTAGATTTTACAGATTGTTAGCTAATGAGCTCTTACCTTTTCACACAGACCGTGGTACTCAATGTTCTATAAACGTAATACTTTCAAATCAGCCAGCACCTATATCTTTTCGAATACAAAATAAGATATCTAATCACTATTACAATGTAGCGCTTATCAACACTCAACATGAGCATTCTGTACAAAACGGATCTGAAGACAGAATCTTATTCAAGATATCAATATTTGATGAAAACTTTGATTCAGTGGCAGCAAAAATTACTTAATCTTATACCATTCGTATACATCACTTGGCTCCTTCGACATGTATTTGCTAATACATGCTAAGATTAATTTGCCATCACTACTATTATCTATAACAACCCAGTCGTTTGAGCCAGACGGAGATTTTACAACATCTCCTCTTACTAAAACTTTATGTCCCACTTTGTCTTGCAAGTTCATGCAGAACTCCTATTAATTGTTGTAGGTAACTATTATTTATCAAAAAAAAAAATTCAAATAAGTGCATTTTTTAGTGTACATTTACGCCAGAATAGTGTATAATATATCTATAAAATGAAAAGAGGAGATAAGAATGGGTAAAGTTAAGTCAATGTTGATGGATGCACAAGAGGCTTTTTATGATCTTGCTGACATCGAAGCGATTGTTTCTGAATCTGAAACATTTAGCCACTTTAATTTAAAGCTAGCTGAAACTCCTGGCATGATTGAGTTTATGAGAGAAGTTGGCCATTCAACTTATCAGTACATCGTGACTGATACATGGAACGAATTTTGGAGTAACTATGTTTAAGTTTCTTATAGGTACCTTTGGTATGTTGTTAGTTGCATCTCTTCCAATTATGTTGGTGTGGTAATGAAAAACCCTGTTGCAAAATATCTGATGTGTGCTTATGCATATTATAAAGAGGATAGTCCTCTTATCTCAGATGCAGAGTTTGACGAGCTAGGCAAATGGCTTTCTGAAAACTATGATAGTGTCGAGCATATGCATAAGCATCTTATCACAAAGGGTGATCTCGAAGCTGGCACATTTCTTGGTGAATATCCATCGATGGTAATCGGTGCTGTGAAAAATTACAGAAAAAAAATGCAATTAAAGTGAAATTAACTGTGTACATTTGCTTAAAAATAGTGTATAATATATCTATAAAATGAAAAAAGCTGAGGAGCTAAACATGTTGAAAAAAGATGATATCGCAAAGATCTATGCCATTCTAAATAAAATGGAAGGCGATGATTTTAATACCGTTGCTCGTATGTTTAACGAAGCACGGAAAATGAGTGAAGCGAATACTGCTCGCTCTTTTACAACTGGCCAAAAAGTAAAATGGGTCAGTAGCAAAGCAGGTGCAATGGCTGGTACCGTTACGAAAGTCAATCGTAAAACTATCAAAGTTAAAACTGCCGCAGGTATGTGGTCTGTTTCACCTTCCCTTTTAAAAGCAGCTTAAGGAGCTATATTATGAATGAAGTCTTGATTTTACTTACTGGGTTTTTCCTAGGCGTAGCGATGATGATGATCATCGATTCTTTCACTATCTTGAGAGGTAACAAATAATGGCACATATGGTTGAAACAATGGCATATGCAGGACAGGTTCCCTGGCATGGTCTCGGTGTACCGGTCTCAAACGATTTGACTCCAGTACAAATGATGGATAAAGCTGATCTGAATTGGAATGTTCGTGAGCTTGAGTCCTTTATTGAATTTGACGGACAACGTCGATCTACTGGTCAAAAGTCTCTTGTACGAGAAACTGACGGTCGTATTCTGACTAATGTTGGTGAGAATTGGAATCCTGTACAAAATGAAACTGCATTCGAATTCTTTAATGAATACGTAATGGCAGGCGATATGGAAATGCATACTGCTGGATCTCTTAAAGATGGTCAGATGGTATGGGCACTTGCCAAAGTCAAAGAGTCATTCGAGCTCTTTGGTGGAGATCAAGTCGATTCGTATCTTCTTTTCTCTAATCCACATCAGTACGGCAAAGCGATCGATGTTCGCTTTACTCCAATTCGTGTAGTATGTAACAATACTTTGTCACTATCACTTGAGAGCAAGTCAAGTAACTCTGTGAAAGTCGGTCATCGCACTGAATTTGATCCACAGTCTGTCAAAGAAACTCTTGGCATCGCTAAATCAAAGCTTAATACGTACAAAGAATATGCTGAATTTCTTGGTAAAAAGCGATTCACTAGCGATTCTTACATCGAGTATCTTAACGAAGTATTTCCTCGTACTGCAGATAAGCGTGTACAAGGAAAAGATCTTTCAGTAGATACTTTGTCTCGTAATGCTAAACTTGCTTACGATGTTTTAGAGCAACAGCCTGGTGCAAAATATGCAGAAGGCTCTTGGTGGCAGGCATTTAATTCTGTCACATACATTACTGATCATGTACAAGGTCGTAATGCCGACAACCGTTTGTATTCATCATGGTTCGGTGGAAATCAAACTCGTAAAACTAACGCCTTGCAAAAGGCACTTGAAATGGCAGAAACCGCCTAAGGAGGGCATATATTATGAAAAGCTATACACGTGAACAACTCGAAGCAATGATTCAATTTGCGTCAAATAAACTTAACCAACTTGAAGAACAGCCGGAAATTGTTCTTAATTCTAAAGGTGCTGTTACATTCAAAAATTTGAAAGTAACTAAAGTAAATGGAAAGTCGCTTATTCTTTCAGATGTTGATGGAAATCAGTATTTGTTCCAAGGTAAACCACACAAAAATGGTTATACCAGCGGTGCACGAATTAATGTAAGAGTTGCATAATGACAGATGGTCCTTTTAAATCTGCTCTAGATCACCTGCCAAGTCAAGGAGTGTATCAACACTCCTTGATTACCTATAGATATGTAAGTAGTCAGTTATATAAGATTACTAATACCCGTAGATATAATGTCGATGGTGATTATGTGGATACATATACCAGTGAACCAATTGGAGAAGGAAGTTCAGTATGAGTTATGAAAGAAGCGTGATGAGGGATACCAAAGCAATTGCAATGGGACTACCTCGCGTTAATGCTGAGATTGCTTTATGGGAAGGTAATCAAAAGAAAACTAAATCTATTAGACATCGTTTGTGGAGACTGTATGAAGCTCAAAAGCATCTCATAGAGTCACCTGAAGATTCTGTGTCATTGGTAGATCAATTGAAAGCAATTAACAATGGATGATCGAAATCATATAAGATCAGTGCTTGTTCAACATTGGATGAATCTAAATCCGGATAATGATTGGGTTCAGCGCGTTGGAAGCATTTGGCTAGGTTCACTTATTCGAAGGAGAAATTGCAATGAAGGCACATAAGCTTGATATGATTGCTGATTGGGCAAAAGAAAATGGCATTCGTGGCTATGAACATTTAGATAAAAAAGAAGTAGCAAAGCGGCGAACTTATGGTATTCAAAAAACTCTAGAGCGAGAGCGTAAAGCCCGCGAAGAAAAGGGCATTTATGACAAATGACAAAAGAGGCTCAAAAGCTATGGAAGAAAGTAAGTAAAATGGATCTAGGAAATCCCATTATTACTACTTTAGTAGGTCTAGTCGTATTCTATGTAGGATTAAAAATGTTTTCAGGTGGAATGAAATCTATGGGAAACATGGAACATCTTGCATGGTTCCTCGGTAATCCGATCTATATGTTTGTAGGTGGAATTGTCATGACACTTTTATGGCAATCATCTAGCTTATCAACTACTGCCATTATTGGTTTAGTTGCTGCTGGAGCCCTACCTCTTCCAGCTGCTATTGCTGCAGTTCTTGGTGCAAACTTAGGTACTACTGGCACTATTTGGTTAGCAGGTGTTCTAGTTTCAGATGGTATGCCAAAAGGCGATACTCTTCGAATAGCAATGGCACATACTGGAGCCAACTTATTGATGGCAGCTGCACTATTACCATTTGTTGGACCAATTGCAAAATGGCTAGGGAAGTTTTAAGTAAATTAAAAATAGATAAGAAAGCGCCTCAATGGCGCTTTTTTTTATTTACAAAAAGTTATAAATAGTGTATAATTACCTTAATTGGAGAGTGTTATGCTAAAATTTAAATCATTTTTAGAGGAGGGTACTGTGGCAGTAGGAGGCTTACAATATGAAGCAAAAGTACGCAAAGCAGTTAAAGCGACTCTTAAAAAAATGAAAAACTCAGACTTAACACTTAAACCTGATCTTGCGGGCGGATTTGCTAGTAATGTAGTCGACATGTATATGGATCTAAAAGGTAAAGAAATTGCATTTGAAATTAAGATGGATAAGAACGCTCAAATGGGTGGGTCATCTGTAAAATTTGACGGAAGCAATTGGACTCTAGCAGAAAAAGGCAAAGCTAATATTGATGCTGATACCCAAGAACTGCTAATTAAAGCTGCGCAAGGTAAAGTTCGTGAATATAAAGCTCTAATGACACATTTAAAAACTTATGAGCCTAAAAAATTACACAAAGAAATTAAAAAAATTCCATTTAGATGTACAAAACCGGCATGGGAACAGGCTGTTGCTGCTGGAAAGTTAAAGCCTACAAATACTACAGTAAAATTTAATGCAAAATTTATTCATGACTGGTATGCTGGCAAAGGTTGCTATTATATGCAAATAGGTAAATTAGGATTGTTTTATTTAAAATCAAATCCATTAAAACTACCAGTACCACAACTTGCAGGCGATATTGAAATTACTATGAGACTAGTTAGAGGCGGTGCATCGATGTTAAAAACTGGTGAATTAAAAGGTGAAAATGTATCTACAGTTAATCTAAGAGCTCAAGGTAAATTAAAATTAAAAGGCAAGTCAACATACTCTTTAGACGATGAAAAAGACTGTGAAGTGATATTTAATCATATGTTAGGCATAAAATAATGAACTTCAAAGAATTTATTACTGAACAAAAAAATACACATATGACTCATATTGAGGATAAAGTTATCTATGGTGGAGTTAATGGTACTCGTGAAGCAATTTTAGCTTTACGGTCTTTAAGAGATACTTTAGGAGGTGTGCATGAAGGTTCTATCTCGGTTAAATGGGATGGTGCGCCAGCTGTTTTCGCTGGCATTGATCCAGGAGATGGTAGATTTTTTGTTGCTAAGAAAGGAATTTTTAATAAATCACCAGTCGTCTATAAGACTAACGCTGATATTGATGCTGATACTAGCGGTGATCTTAATTCAAAATTAAAGCAAGCTTTACGTTATTTACCAGACTTAGGTATTAAAGGTGTTATTCAAGGAGACTTCTTATATGGGCCTGGAGATGTGCAGACGAAAAAAATCAAAGGTAAAAGCTATGTCACCTTTCACCCTAATACAATTGTATATGCAATTCCTGCAGGCACGGAAATGGCCAAGACGATCACACAAAGTAAAATAGGAATCGTATGGCATACTTCATATGTAGGAAAAACATTTGAAACAATGAAAGCCCAATACAATTTCAATGCATCATCATTAAAAAAATCAAAAAACGTATGGTCTCAAGACGCATTATTGAGAGACCTCACTAAATTTACTATGTCAGCCAAAGATACGGAGGAAGTTAATGGATATCTTAGTGAAGCTGGTAAAATCTTTAACTCAATTGCTTCAACGACTCTTAAACAGCTTGAAGCAAATTCTGACCTTAACAAAACAATTGAGACGTTTAATAACAGCTATGTTAGGCGTGGCGAAATCATTATGGACACAAACGCTCATGTTGAAAAGCTCATTAGTTTTATTCGTCAAAGATTTCAGAAAGAAATTGACAAGAAAAAAACAGACGCAGGAAGAGCAACCCAACGAGGAAAAATGAATGATTTACTTAAGTTCTTTTCAAAACAAAATAAAGTAAATCTAAAAAAGATTTTTGACTTGCAAAAATTATTAGTTTTAGCGAAATTAAAACTTATAAATATACTAGATAAGTTAAACAGTTCTAAAACTTTCTTAAAGACGCGGAGAGGTTATCGACTAACTGGTCAAGAAGGTTATGTAGCTGTTGATAAACTTGGTGGTGATGCGGTTAAAATTGTTGACAGAATGGAATTTTCATTTGCCAACTTTAGCCCGACTATATTAAAAGGATGGGATAAACCGGGGAGAAACTAATGGCTAAGCCAGTAGATTTTAAGCAATTTATGACTGTCGATTACAAACCTGGCAGTGACGATCACATTAAATATATGGCGCAAAAGCGTAAGCGTGCTGATGTTGAAGAAGACATCGCAAACGAAGCATTGACTCTACAGCAGCGAATGAAGCGTTCGCGCATGATGAAAAAAATGAAGTCACGTATTAAAATTGGTAGAATGCGGGCTAAGCGTAAAATGGCTTCAAAAGAAAAATTAAATAAACGCTCTATGAGAGCGGCTCGTAATGCTATTGTAAAAAAGATTACAAAAGACATTCCTAAATCTGAATTATCTTTTGCTCGTAAACAAGAGATTGAAAAGCGTTTAGATAAACCTGCAATAAAAGCTAGAATTCAAAGACTGGCAAAACGCATGTTTCCTAAGATTCGCAAAGCAGAAGTGCAAAGGAAAAAAGGTTGATTAATTCATTTAAGAATTATTTGGTTGAAGAGGAGAAGACACTATACTTTGTATGGGGTCGGATGAATCCTCCAACTGCTGGGCATGAGAAACTATTAGACTTTGTAAAAACTAAGGCTGGTAATAATCCATTTAGAATATATTTAACTCAAAGTGAAGATAATAAAAAGAATCCTATTCCATATGTGCAAAAAGTAAAGTTTGCGCGCAAAGGATTTCCTCAATATGCTCGTCAAATTATGATGGAAAAAAATATTAAAACTCTTTTTGATGCAATGTCATCTTTTTATAACGAAGGATTTAAAAGAATTGTAATCGTTGCTGGTGATGACCGTGTACGTGAATATGAAATTACATTAAAAAAATATAACGGTCAAAAAGGAAAACATGGTTTTTATAATTTTGAACGTATTACAGTACTAAATGCTGGTAAAAGAGATCCAGAATCAAAAGGCGTTGAAGGCGTATCTGGTACTAAATTAAGAGGATATGCTGAATCAGGCGATTTTATTAAATTTGCACAAAACATGCCAAAAAGGCTTTCTAACGTAGATGCTAAATCTGTTTTTAATTCTGTTCGCAAAGGATTAGGTCTAAAAGAGCAAAAAGAATTTAGAAATCACGTGCAATTGAATACAGTTTCTGAAACTAGAGAAGCTTATGTGTCTGGCTCATTGTGTAACGTTGGTGATAAAGTTATTATTAAAGAGACTGATGAAATTGCAGAAGTAAAAGTATTAGGAACTAATTATGTTATTGTTGAATCAAATGGTGTACAAACCAGAAAATGGTTAGACGCAATTGAAGTAATTGAAGATTATTATAAAGGTCTTTCTAAGTCAACTGCCGATAAAAGAAAAGCACACTTTAATAGAAATGCTAAAAAATCAGACGATAATAAATCAGCATATAAACCAGCCCCAGGTGATGCTAAAGCAAAAACTAAATTAAGTAAGCATACTTTAAAGTTTAGACAAATGTATGGCGAAGACATAGGTATGGCCAAGCAACGAATTTCAAATCAAAAGAAAATTGAAAAAAGAAGAGATGCTGCAGATGCAAAGCGCCAAGATCGTATGATGGATACTGCAAGATTAGCAGCTGCTCGTAGAAAAAACAGGAACACACAACCATGATGAAATTTAGTCAATACATTTCTGAAGACGCAGGTAAAGGATTAGCAGCTAAAGCTAAAAAATCTGGAGTCTCTTTAGGAATTCTTCGTAAAGTTTATAATCGTGGCATGGCTGCATGGAAAACTGGTCACAGACCTGGTACAACTCCGCAACAATGGGGCATGGCTAGAGTTAATTCATATATAACAAAAGGTAAAGGCACATATCATGGTGCTGATAAGGATTTAAGAGGTAAGTAATGTCTAATAAAGAGTTATGGGAAGGATTCGTATCAGCGGCACAGCGTAAAGCTGTATGGGCTTCTAAAGCTGATGGTGGTAAAGGCCATCCTGATAATAAAAAGAAAAA